TAATAATTGAAAAATTATTTTTAAAATTTGGAAAATAATTCCAAAATAAAAATGCACTAAATAAAATAACAATGCTTATAAATATTACTTCAATATCAAAAAAATTAAAAGGTAGTCCTTCTTCAATATAATCTGGTGGAAGTGTTTGGTCTAAATATGTTTCTTTATGATGTTCTATATGAACATTTTTCATTTTTATTATTTTATTGATTTTTATATTTTCATGCATAAAATAATAATGTAATGTCCATTCAAGAAAAGATAAAACCGAATAAATAAATAAAAAATATACTATAAACAAAAATATTATATTTGTAATATTTGTAATATTTTTCATATATTTTTCATATATAATTTATCGAAAGTAATAAAATGCATCCCCTGCAAAAAACATCGGCTTTCCTCTTATGTCCTATTATCGCTATTTGGGACCGGATTCGAGAACCTAGCGAACATATTCTCGCCATTTTAGTGATGATGGTGGTGATAACAAGCCAATTTTTCTGGTCAAACCCCATAAGGGGGAGTAGGTCACATAGAATAGATTCCTATATGACAAAATTTGCCATCTTGGTATTCATTTTTTACACCTTTGCACGTAAACTTGGTAGCGGGTTCTCGATATTCTGGTGGAAATTATCCTATATGATAGTTATTGGGATGATGGCTGTTGCTTTTTGGATATCGAATCATTATTCTCTGAAAGGATGGAATAGTCGAGAACATATATTGGCACATAGTATGGTGCATTATTGGGGTTTGATAGGTTCTCTATATGCATTCGCATAGGGTCATATAGAAACATTTCTATATGACTATTACCTAGGAATAACACGGTATATGACTATTACCTATGAATAACACGGTATATGACTATGAAAACATAAAATCAACTAAAATATAAAATTTATTATTATAAATCAGCATTTCACTTCGTAGTAAATGTAAAAAGGTGTAAAAGATATAAAAATAATATTATTTATGATATATTATGAACAAGTATATCATAAATATTATAAAAAAAGTTTTTCCAAAAGAATTATCAAAACCCATGGGTAGATGGAAAATAGAAAATTGCAATATACAAATGAACAATAAAATAGATTTATCAAATGAAGACCATTGTGGTCCTTGTGGTCAATATGCATTATCAAAAACAGAATTGAAAAATAATCAAAAAACAGAATTGAAAAATAATCAAAAAACAGATAATTATTTGATAAAAAAATAATTATTTGATAATAGTTGAAATAATACCTTAACAGGTAAGATAAGCGAAATATTTATCTCGTCGAATACTGCATCAATTCACTCTGTGTGATAACCGGTGCTACCTTACGCGCTTCTAATTGTTCCCTTGTCAAATAGAGTTGTTTCATATCGGAATCCTCATACCCCTTCGGTTTCGTCTCCTCTGTAAACGATTGATATGTAAAAGGCGTGGAAAATGGCAGTGGCGTATCCTGATATCTCTTATAATACCCTATATCATTCGCCGCTTCGACATAATCATATCGCATAATATCACCTGCATTAGCAGTCAAATACCGGCGATACTGCCAATTCGATTGAATACCAGTTTCTTCGATAATTTTCTTATTCACTATAGCAGTAGGTTGATAAGAACATGTGATCGCGCGACCATCGGCCATAAATGGCGGGAAATTGTCATATAGATTATTTGTATGATATCCTTTATATGTAGGGGTCAAAGTATTAACACTATTATTCAACATATTATGTTATATTCCGATATTTTTTATTGGACATTATCCGATAACAATTTTATCAGTTCATTCTTTTTCATCTTTTTGACATCTGTCGCAAGACCCTTTTCTAAAACGAGGGATTTCAAACTAGTCATATCCATTGATTTATATGACTCAACCGAAGGGATAGACTCAACCGAAGGGATATTAGGAGAAGATTCATTTATAGATTCAATCGATTCTATTGTATCGATGGCTTCAATATTTTCTAAAGTAGGTTCTGGAAAATCATTTATTTCATACGTTTGCGGAATTTCTTCGATTTCTATAATATCATCGATATCATCATTATCAATATTGATTTTATTTTCTCCCTCTACTTGACCCTCTTGTTCTTCATCGGAATCTTCGTCATACTCGTCATCATCATTAGAATCAGAATCTTCGTCGTCAGATACCATGATTTTTGGATTAATATTCGGATTCATTCCAAACATAGATGTCATCATAGATGGGTTTAAAAAAGAAAATGGAGACATATTTTGGATAGATGATGATGGTGGCGGCGGCGGTGGAGGTTCTGGCATAGGCGCGGAAAAAGACCGATTTTTTATAATAATTAATTCTTTCACCGTATTATTCAAGATATCCATTATAGTATTCGTTTTACCTTCTAGAATAGATAATCTATCCTTAAAATGATATACCAACATAATAATTAAAATAAAAGTAATGGCTAAACTTATAAAGAAAAATGTTTCAATAAAATTAAAAAACCCCATTTTACTATAAAAAGACAAAAAGAATAATTTAATTCAACGCATAATCCTTTTTTATTCTATATAATATTATACATAATGAATGAAATAAATGAAATAGATAATACACCACCGCCACAATCGCAAAATGATTTTTTTAAAAAAATAAAAGAAAGTAGCACAGGCGTTGTACCAAACTATCAAACCATCCTAATTGTGATTCTTACCATATTTCTTATTCTTGCACTTTTAGGCATAAATGTTTTTATCGCTATAGGAAATTTGTTTCAATCTGCATTCGATGTAATTAAACCGATTACATATAATACTATAAGCGATATAGGTTATACAACCGGTTCTGTGATAAATAGCACATCAAATGTAGCAACAGATACAACAAAGAAAGGATTAGATATTGTAAACGGAACCATACATAATATAGGCAATTTATTAATCGAATCTAGCGATAAGGAAGTAAAGAAAGAAGGACTCACAAATTATTCTCTAATAGAACCAGTGGCATCTACTTCCGAATCATATTCATCCAGATATGTGGCAATAAATAAAGATGCATATTTAACAAATTCTATATATGACCCTACCAAATATGCATCCATCAACTAATTTAGCCAGCAAATAGGAGACTGGAGGGGGCGTTTAGTTTACGTATATTAAAAATATACATAAAATAATAATGGACAAGAGATTATGGCTTTACGTGATTGAATTAGAACAAAACAAATTTTTCCTATATGATACATATTGTTCCAACGAATTCGAAGTATTGGTTATTGCACATATGAAAAACGACTATCTGAAAAAATATAAACCCATCGATATCAAAGAAATAATGATACTAGATGATCATATAGAAATATTATACTATTTGAAAAAATATATGGCGAAATATGGAATAGAATCCGTTCGCGGAGGGTCATATAAAAATGAATTCTTAACTGATGCAGAACAACAATTCCTAGAAAACGAATTATCTATCGAAAATAATTCGACGGAAAACCAAAAAGAAGAAGACTATATAAGGGAAATCGTTTATAAATATGGGTCTAGACATTGGAATCAAATAGAAATCGACGAAGAAGTCAATCATTTAACATCTATGAGAGAGTCATATAGAAAGGATTTGGAAAATATGAATAAAGTGAATTGGATAACAGATTCTATTCTATATGACATAGGGTGGATACGTAAACTAGCTTCTAGTCCAACGTCTTATTTATATGTATATAAATCGTGTCTTCATAATAAATATTACGAAATCATTAAAAATCTGAAAAAGATAACGAAAATATTCTTCGATTACGATTTTGTCATCGATTATGATTCGCCAATCTATTTGAAAAATCCCGAATTTGTATTTGATAATTGTATTTTATCTATTACAAATAGTTACAAAGATAAATTAGAAGAATTATGCGATAAATTCCAATTAATGATAACAACATTAATCAATCGGAAAATGGAATATGAATTTCATATAGATAGTTATGAAAAAGATATTGAATGGAAGATACAACGTTCTATCTATTTTCTAACAAATTATAGCCGAAAAATTCCATTCAAGGGTGTATAATAAAATTGATTTAGATATTAAATAATAATATAATATTAAATAATTAAACACATGGATTTTGATATAAACGCATACTTGGATTCTTTACCGGAAGATACAGATTGTATATACTTAAATAAACGTAATTTAACATTTATACCTTCTTTAGAGAGGTTTAAAAATTTACGAGTATTAAATTGTTTGGATAATTATTTGATATCTTTACCATCTTTAAATGAAAATTTACTAGAATTAAATTGTTCGAATAATCTATTGAGTTCTTTACCATCTTTAAATGAAAAATTACAAAGATTACATTGTTATGGTAATCAATTGAGATCTTTACCATCTTTAAATGAAAATTTACTAGAATTAAATTGTTCGAATAATCATTTGATATCTTTACCATCTTTAAATGAAAATTTACTAGAATTAAATTGTTCGAATAATCAATTGAGATTTTTACCATCTTTAAATGAAAATTTACTAGAATTATATTGTTCGAATAATCATTTGAGAACTTTACAATCTTTAAATGAAAAATTACAAATATTATATTGTAGTAATAATAATTTGAGATCTTTACCATCTTTAAATGAAAATTTAGAAAGATTACATTGTTATGATAATCTATTGAGTTCTTTACCATCTTTAAATGAAAAATTACGAATATTACGTTGTTGTGGTAATCAATTGAGATCGTTACCATCTTTAAATAAAAATTTACTAGAATTAAATTGTTCGAATAATCAATTGAGATTTTTACCATGTTTAAATAAAAAATTACAAATATTAAATTGTTCGAATAATCAATTGATTTCTTTACCATCTTTAAATAAAAAATTAAAACAATTATTTTGTTCGAACAATCAATTGAGATTTTTACCATCTTTAAATAAAAAATTAAGAAGATTTCATTGTTTGGATAATCAATTGAGTTCTTTACCATCTTTAAATAAAAATTTACATGAATTAAATTATTCGAATAATCCGATTTGTGAAATAATAGATAATCCGATTTGTGAAATAATAGATAATACAATGGATATATGTAAAAAACAAATACAAATATTAAATAATTTCCGTTATTTATATTGGTGTTTATACTTCAAAAAACAATTTAAAAATTGGT